AGCTATCTGGTTCAAGCCAACAGCATCGCTGCTGGTTCGTTCAAGATCACTGTGGCGAACGTTGGTTCGACCGCTAGCGAGGCCATTGTGCTGAGCTTTGTGGCCTTGAAGGGCGCTAGCTCCTGATGGGTCTCTTCGCCTTTAGGCGGATGAAGGAACGTGAGGCTGCTGCTCAGGCGGCAGTCTCCGTCCCTGATAAGCCGACCAAAAAGACTTCTACTGTGACGCCCGATGGCAGTAACAATCGACGCAACAGCGGGCGGCGCAAACGCCAACAGCTACATAACGCTGACTGAGGCGAACACCTTTGTTGAAGCCATGATTGAGTCCACTGATGTGGACAAGTGGACGACAGGCACTGACGATTCAAGAAACCGTGCTTTGACAGCTGCGGCTGAGCGTCTGGATCGCGAAAGATTTTTGGGCGCACGCGCCACCGACACGCAAGCAAGGCAATGGCCTCGCACTGGTGTGCGGAAGCCCGATACCTATGTCAATACATACGCGACAGGTTTCCCCTTCCGCATCTCTGAGGATTACTTCACTGACACTGAGATCCCTGATCAGGTGAAGCGGGCTCAGATTGAACTTGCCGTCTACCTCAAAAACAACACGGATGGAATCAGCCTCAGCGGATTAAATGACTACAAGAGCGTGTCTATTGGCAGCATCAGCGTGACTCCTGATAAAGCAGGTGCTGTTGGGGCCGATCATGTGCCGCCGATGTTTGAAAGGTACTTGACGGGTCTTAGAATCAGTGGACCAGGCAACATCGCCATTAAACGGAGCTGATCATGGGCTACGGATTTGAGCCGACAAAGGCCACGATCATCACCGACACTGCCACCCATACGGCAAAGTTCGTCAAGCTGATGGCGCTTGAGGATTCTGTGATTCATACCCTCACTGGTGAGGGGATTGACGAGAATCTGGCTGGCGGCGATGCAACCGCTATTAACTTCAATACATCAGCGTGCATTGAAGGGATCGTGATGACCTCCGTGAAGCTGACATCAGGGACTGTTGTTGGCTATATCGCCTGATGGGTCTTGCACAGTCGCTAGAGAAGGTCGCAAGCAACGTCATTGATGCCCTGGGCGCTGACGTGACGATCCGTTATGTCACAGCTGGCACCTACAACACCACAACTGGCGCGATCACTGAGACGACCAGCGACACCGCTATCAAAGGTGTCGTTGAGGCCATCTCGCAGCGAGAAGTGAACGATCTGGTGCAGGCAAGCGACAAACGCTTAATCGTCGCGGCCAAGGAGCTTGCAACGGCTCCTGAGACTAAGGATCGCGTGGTTATCAGCAGTGTCGTCCATCAGATCATTCAGGTCCAGACGATTGATCAGGACAACACGGCAATCACCTACGAGCTGGTTCTGAGGGCATAACGATGGCGCGTGGCATCCCTATTGATGGCATCGCGGATTTCCTAGAAGGAGAAATAAACGAGATTGTCCGAGAGACAACGATTGACCTGCATAGCAAACTGCAGACATACAAGGCTCTGAACCGAGGAGGTTACGGGACTCCTGCTGATACAGGTGAGCTGATTAAAAAATGGCAGATGACCATGGACAACCCAAAGCAAGGTCGCGTGTTTAACGACCAGGACTATGCAGAGCCAGTCATTGACGGCAAAAACCTGCCACGGTCTTGGGGCGGCAAATACAGAACAAAACAGGGCACCGTGCCTGGCTACCCAGACTCGATTGCCAAAGAGGTAGCAGAAAAGAGCGTGCCTAAAATCATCAATGAAGTCAGGCGGAGACGTGGTTAATGGCAGCTGCAGACCTGAACTCCATCCGCGCCACCATTGAAGGACGCCTCGCTACCGAGCTTGCTAATAGCCCTGCCATCCCTGTTGTGTTCGGGAACATGGCTTATGAGCCGACCCCAGGCAGCTCATGGGTGCAGTGTCTAGTCGCTTTCAGCAACAATGAGTACCTGAGCCACGGTCTCACAACTAACTCGCGCAATCGCATCACTGGACTGATGCTGATTAACCTCTTCACCGCGAAAGGTGTCGGCCCAGGCGCAAATTATGTGATTGGTAAGCGAGTTCGAGACCTTTACAATAGGGTCATTGTGTCGGGGGTTTACTTCGACGCTCCCATTGGCCCAGAGGTACTGGCTTCCCCAGCTCCCGAAGGCTATTTTCAAACACAGGTCCGTGTGACCTTTGAATTCATCGAGGAACTCTGACCATGGCCGTCCTTCGCGGAGAACAAGGCGCAGTCCAATTTGACGCCGCTGGCTCAAGCAATGCCACCATCGTTGGCACCCGTAGCTGGAGCCTTTCAACCACCAAAGAAACCTTGGATGTTTCTAAGCACGGAGACACCTTCCGTAGTTTCGTTGGCAGCATGATTAGCGGCTCTGGCACTGTTGAGCTGGTTTACGACCCCGACGCCACCGGACAAGCTGCCTTCCTTGAAGACGTTCTGACGACTGCAGACCCTGCAGATGCAACGTTCGAACTGTTCACGACTGGCACCAGTTCTGGCACTGACTCTGTGAGCTTCGCTGGAATCATTACTGACATGGAAATCACAGCCACTGTTGGTGAGATTGACATCGTGACCTGCAATTTCGTCACCAGCGGCACCATCACCGGCAACCTTCAGTGATGAAGCTATAGTTAAAACGTATTGTTTTAACTCTAGATGCCTGCTTCTAAGCGATTTGTGGATGAGCTGGTTGAGGCTTTTGACCTTAACCAGCGCCGCAAATTTGTCTTAACGCTCCCGTCAGGGGCAACTCGTGAGTTGTACTTTCGGCCAATCACCCGAGCCGATCGCAAGAAAGCGCAACAACTGGCAGGGAGTGACGAGGCTTTAGATCTGAGCACCCAGATGCTTTGTCAAATGGCAGAGCTGGAAGACGGCAGCAAGCCTTTAGCTTCCGCTGACGCAGCAAAACTGCAGCGCGGCCTGCCCGAAACAGTCCTGAATGAAATTGAGCTTTTCCTATTTGGGCTCAGCAGTGACGCTGATCTGGACGAAGCAAAAAACGACTGAGGCAGGACAAGTGGGCTTTTTTTGAGTTCTTTTTGGCCTGCGAACTCGGGATGACAATCAGCAGGCTTCGCACGGAGTTAACCGATGCGGAGCTTGTCCATTTTGCTGCTTACTACGAAGTGAAAGCGGAGCAGGAGGAAAAAGCAATGAAGCGCGCGAAGCATATGCGGCGGTAGAATCGGCTTATTGCTAGATCGTCGTGGCAGTATCTTCAGTTGATTTAATCGTCAACGCTGTCAAGGCGATCAACCCGCTGCGTCAAGTCAACAAAGAGAGCGTCAAGTTAGGGCAGTCAATGACACGCACGCAGCGTGTGATGAGAAATCTCGGAGTTGTTGGCGCTCGCGCAACTAGAAAGCTTAAAGACGGGTTCGATCGTGCAGCCCGTGGCGCACGAGCACTGGCGCAAAAAGTAGGTGGCCTAAGGGGAGCACTTGTTGGGCTGGGTCTCGGGGCAGTAACCAAAAGCTTTGTTGATCAGGCCGCTCAGTTCAGCCAAACACAAATCAGGCTCCGAGCGTTAGCGGGTGAGTACGGAGAATATGACCAAGTTCAAAAACTTATTGCAAAAAATGCCAAAACATTCAATTTGTCGCTTGCAGAGTCGGCAAGTCAGTTCGCAGACATCTTTGCCCGTTTGCGTCCTGTAGGCAAATCTCTAGACGAGATCCAGACGACGTTCGAGGGCTTTAATGCAGTCGCGATCGTAAGCGGCACGTCTGCAGCCGGCGCATCAGCCGCTTTCTTGCAGCTGAGTCAGGCCCTAGGCTCAGGCCGTTTGCAAGGCGATGAGTTCCGATCCGTCTCTGAACAGCTGCCAGGCATCCTGAAACTGGTCGCGGATCAGATGAAGGTCAATGTTGCCGACCTCAAAAAACTAGGCAGCGAAGGTGCAATTACCGCCGACATTCTTATTAATGCACTTGCAAAAGGCTTTGATGAAAATGCGGACAAAATTCAGGCAATTTTAGAGCAGTCGCCTGCAGCAAAATTTAAGGCGTTTAGGAATGCCACGTCAGAACTGAGCACCGCTATAGGCACAGAACTGTTGCCTGTAATTACTCCATTAGCGGAGAAAGCTACAGACCTGCTGAAAAGTGCTGGAGGTCTTCCAACACCCCTAAAACAGGCTGCCGGTGGGGTTTTGTTGTTAGGCGCAGCTGCAGCGATTGCATTGCCAGCAATCGGTGGGTTGGCTCTGACCATTAACTCTATGGGCGCGGCTCAACTTGCTGCGTTAGGTGCAATCGTTGGAAAACTCGTGTTAATCGGTGGGACAGGCGCACTTATTGTTGAGCTGAGCAAAAGTGTCACAGAGTTTCAGGATCTTATTGACACAGGATCAATAGAAGACCTTGAAGCAGAAGCTAATCGATTAGAGTCGGCAATCAAAGGCTTAGAGAAGCCCGTAACTGTTGGTGGTCAAAAGCTTGAAGGGATGGGCGTCAGCGCATCTGTAGCCACGCAAGAACTAACAGAGCTGGAATCAAAACTAAATCGAGTTCGTAAAGCCCTGGCGCAACGTGTTGATACCCAGCCTGAGCAGGGAGCTTTCGACTTTGCAGCGATACAGGCCGCAATCAAAGAAGCCGAAACGCCGACAAAGAAAAAGCCCAAAGAAGAGACTGAGGCTGAGCGGATCGCACGTCTGGCCCAGGAGGCAGCAACAAAACAAATCGCAACTTTGAAAGAGAGGTCGAGGCTCGCCACCGCATTAACCGAGCAAGAAGAGCAAATGCTCAATTTCCAGCTGCAGATAGAGCGAGCTGAAGCTAACAGAGCGATTGTTGGCGATGACATTACTAATGATTTGATTGAGCAAATCAGGCAGACATATGGGCAGGTTCAGTTGCAGCAGACATTAAAAGACCTAGCTAGAGACCGAAACGAAGAGGAAAAGAAAATCACAGAGCAGTTAACTGAAGTCGACAAGATGTATCAACAAATAGGTCAGTCGATTAGCTCAGGAATCGTTGATTCTCTTATGCGTGCAAGGAGCGCAACGGAGGCGCTCTCTGGTGTTCTCAATAGTGTTGTCAGGCAGATGATGCAGTTAGGCGTCAACTCACTGCTTAATGCTGTTTTCCCTGGCAGCAGTTTGTTTTCAGCTTTGCCAAGATTTGCGGATGGTGGTCGCCCGCCGGTAGGACGCCCCTCAATAGTCGGCGAGAGAGGGCCTGAGTTATTTGTTCCCGATCGCGCCGGAACGATTATTCCAAGCGGTGCGATGGGTGCAGCTAATGTGACGGTGAACGTCGATGCTTCTGGTTCATCTGTAGAGGGCAATGCAGATCAAGCCTCGCAACTAGGCAAAGCAATTGGTCTTGCTGTGCAGTCAGAACTCATTAAACAAAAACGCCCTGGCGGTCTCCTCGCAATCTAATGGCTACTTTTCCGTCAATCACGCCGACCTACGGCATCCAAAAGCGCAGCGCACCAAACACTCGCTCTGTGCGCTACGGAGACGGATTTGAAAGCCGTTTCACGATGGGCCTTAATCAAAACCCCAAGACCTATAACCTAACCTTTGAAGTGTCAGAGACTGACGCTGACACCATTGAAACATTCTTGGATGCCAGAGCGGCTGATGCTGCCAGTTTTGATTTCACACCCCCAGGGGAAGGCAGCAGCTCTAAATTCATCTGCCCGCAGTGGACTAAATCAATTCCATATCTAAATCGCGCCACAATTCAGGCAACGTTTATCGAAAAATTTGAACCGTAATGGCAGTTGCAGCATGGGCCGCTAGTACCGCGTTTTCTGTCGGTGACATCCGACGCGCCAGCGTTGAGCAGCCGTCTGGCTTGTTCTTCCGTTGCTCTACGGCTGGAACGTCAGCAAGCTCGGAGCCTGGCTGGCCGAACATGGTTGGCGATACGGTCACAGACGGGACGTGTGTTTGGACTGCTATCGCGTCGGCTTATGAGGAGCTGGCAAAGATTAACCCCAGCGCAATTATTGAGCTGTTTGAGTTAAGGCTGGATTCAACGTTGCACGGCAGCAGTGACGTTTATCGCTTCCATGCCGGGGCAAACGCTGCTGTCAGCGGCAACATTGTTTTTAACAGCCAGACATACACTCGCATCCCGATTAAGGCTGATGGGTTTGAGTACAGCAACACCGGCACGCTGCCACGTCCGACGCTATCCATTAGCAACCACGACACCACCATGACCACGCTGCTTTTGCTGGTCAATGCCACAACCGCAGGCAATGATCTTGGCGGTGCAGAGGTGCGCCGCATCAGGACGCTAAAGAAGTACCTAGACGGTGAGAGTGCAGCCGACCCAAATGCGCGTTGGCCTGAAGAGCGGTGGTTCGTGGATCGGAAAGCTAGTGAGTCACGCGACAGTGTGACGTTTGAGCTAGCCAGCAAGTTCGACTTGGCGGGGCAGAAGATTCCGAAGCGGCAGGTCATTGCCAACGTTTGCCAGTGGAAGTACCGCAGCAGCGAGTGCAGCTACACCGGCAGCAACTACTTTGACGTAAACGGCAACAGCGTCAGCACGTTGGCTGAAGATGTTTGCGGCAAGCGTGTCGCCAGCTGCAAGCTGCGGTTTGGCGATACAGCAGAGCTGCCGTTTGGATCGTTCCCTGGTGCTGGTCTGACCCAGTGATGCAGCTGTCAGACGAGTTGCGAGCTGAGATCTTGCAACACGCAAAGGCTGAGACGCCAAAAGAGTGTTGCGGCTTAGTCGCTGTGGTTAAGGGGCGGCATCGGTATTTCCCGTGCCAGAACATTGCAGACACCCCTGATGAGCACTTTGTTCTTAGCGGTTGGGACGAAGTAGAGGACCAGGGCGAGGTGGTGGCGATTGTTCATAGCCATCCAAAGACCAACCCAGAGCCGTCAACAGCTGATCGCGTTGCCTGCGAAAAGTCAGAGCTGCCATGGTTCGTCGTCAACCCAAACACTGAAGGTTGGGGCTACTGCGAGCCGACAGGCTTTCAGCTGCCGTATGTAGGGCGTGAGTTCGTGTTTGGCGTTGTGGACTGCTACACGCTTGTGCGGGATTGGTACGCAAGGGAGTACGGCATCAAGTTGCGGGACTATGACCGCAGGGACAAGTTTTGGGACCGTGGCGAAAGCTTGTATATGGACAACTTTGCTGCGGAAGGTTTTCGCAAGATCGCGGTTGAGGAGGTGCAGCGTGGTGACTTGATCTTGATGAATCTAGTTTCACCGTTGCCAAACCACGCAGCGATCTATTTGGGCGATCAACAGGTGCTGCATCATGTGCAGGGGAGGCTCTCTAGTCGCGATGTTTTCGGCGGCTACTATGGCAAGAGCACCGCCTGCGCCTTGAGGCATGAAAGTCGTTAAGGTCTACGGCGCATTACGGAAACGGCTTGGTCAATGCCGGTTTGAGCTAGACGTTGCAACACCAGCGCAGGCGATCAAAGCACTGTGCGTGAATTTCCCGGGGCTTGAGAAGTGGTTGATTGATAGCGAGAGCGATGGTGTTGGCTATCGCGTGGCAGTCAGCAGAGAAAAAATAACTGAGACGAACGTTGCCCCTTTGCTGATGCCGTTCAGCGACCTAGAAGTATTCAGCATCACACCCGTGATCGCTGGTGCAGGCCGAGGCTCTGGCACAATTTTTTTAGGGGCTGCTCTGATTGGTGCGTCCTTTTTGTTCCCTGGCGCTGGTTTATTTGGAACAACAGGTTTGTTCGGAGCGGGTCAGGCTGCTGTTGGTGTTTCATCTACTGCTGTGCTGAATGCTGCCGCTGTTGGCACAGCGTTTTCTGCTATCGGCGCAGGATTGGTTCTTACTGGAATTGCTCAGGCTTTATCGCCTCAACCTGAACTGAACAGCACGCTTGACGAATCTGTTCAGCTTGAGTCATTTACTTTTTCAAACGTTGTAAACACTCAAAAACAAGGAATGCCCGTGCCGATCGCTTACGGGCGTTTGTTTGTTGGATCAGCTGTGCTATCCAGCGGCTTAGATGTTGATCAGGTGCAGGCATGACTAAGACCAAATACATTCAAGGCGCTGGCGGTGGCGGCGGCAAAGGTGGCGGTGGTGGCAATCGCACACCTACCGAGGCGGATGACACTCTGCAGTCCGTACAGTTTGCCAACGTTCTCGACCTAATCAGTGAAGGCGAGATTCAAGGCTTAGAGGATGGCAACAAAAGCATTTTTCTAGACGACACAGCTGTTCAGAACTCAGACGGAACTAACAACTTTGCTGGTTACACCGTTGTCACCCGTACTGGTACGCAGGCGCAGAACCATATTCCTGGTCCGTTTAATGCTGTAGAACGGGAAACTTCAGTTGGCATTGAGGTTACAAACAGCTCACCTGTCACTCGCAGCATTTCAGACACAGATGTTGATCGCGTGCGTGTCACGCTGACCGTCCCGTCACTGCAGATTCTTGAGGATGATGGTGATGTTGTCGGCCATAGCGTCAACATTAAGATTCAGATTCGGTACAACGGCGGTGAATATAACGACGTTATTAACGACACGATCAGCGGCAAAAGCAGCAACCGCTATCAGCGCGATTATCTGATTGACTTCACTGGCAGCCATCCTGTTGACGTTCGGATGGTGCGCGTTAGCGCAGATGAGACCAGTCAAAAACGAGCAAGCACAACAATCTTTCAGAGCTTTACCGAGATTATTGATGACAAGTTTAGTTATCCAAACTCCGCGCTTGTCGCTCTGCGTTTTGACTCGCGCCAGTTCAGCAACATCCCCTCTCGCAAATATCTGATTCGTGGAATAAAGGTCAAGATTCCAAGTAACGCGACGGTAGATACGACCACGCATCTGGGGCGGTTAACGTATTCCGGCATTTGGGACGGCACGTTCCAGGCTGCTACTTGGTGTTCAGATCCCGCGTGGATACTTTATGACCTGTTGATTTCCGAGAGGTACGGGGCTGGTGTGCCTGAAAGCACGCTTGATAAGTACGACTTCTTCGCAGTAAGCCAGTACTGCAATGCTCTTGTTTCAGATGGTGCAGGCGGCCAAGAGCCGCGTTTCAGCTGCAACATGCTGATTAACCAGCGTGACGAGGTTTACAACGTCATCCAACAGATGACAGCCATCTTCCGTGGGATTTCGTACTACAGCGCCGGATCTCTGACTCTGCTGCAAGACAGACCAGCTGACCCTCAATACCTAATTGGGCAGAGCAACGTCATCGGCGGCACGTTTCAGTATTCAGGAACTTCTCAAAAAGCACGCCACACTGTCGCTGTTGTTGCTTGGCAGTCCTACGACACCCGTGGCGATCAGGAGTATGAATACGTTGAGGATCATGCTGCTGTTGCCAAGTACGGCATCATCAAAAAGGACATTAAGGCCATTGGTTGTTACAGCCAAGGCCAAGCGCATCGAATCGGTAAGTGGGCGCTGCTGTCTGAACAGAACTTGACTGAAACTTGTCAGTTCAGTGTTGCGCTGGAAAGCGGCATTGTTCTGCGCCCTGGAATGGTCATTGACATTGCCGATCCAGTGCGTGCTGGAGAGCGTCGTTCTGGTCGCATTAAATCTGCAACTACAACGCAGATCACAGCAGACAGCAGCAATGACCTGACGGTTGCTCTGGCTGCACAGAACAGCCCGAAGCTGTCGGTGATGTTGCCGACAGGTGTTGTTGAAACACGCGACATTCCAGTTGGTGGTATCCAGCCGCAGGCGGATGGAACGTGTGACATCGACGTTGATACTGCGTTCAGCCAAGCACCTGCAGCCAACTCAGTGTTCATGGTGCAAACGACAGAGCTGCTGCCCCAGCAGTTCCGTGTTGCGTCTGTTGCTGAGTCTGAGGACGGCATTTATGGCGTGAGCGCGATTGCTTATAACAGCACGATTTACGACGCTGTTGAGGCTGACGTTTCGCTGACGACGCGCAGCATCAGCAATCTGTCTGCCATCCCAAATGCGGTGGACAGCATCGACAACGAGGAGTTCCTTTACGAAGACGGCTCCAGTGTGTTTGTTGGTGCGTCGATCAGCTGGAACCACGATCGTCAAAACGTCAACGACTTCCGGGTGCAGTACCGGATTGATAACGACAACTGGGAAACAGTTCAAACGGCATCACCATCCGTCACGCTGCGGAACCTGCGTGCTGGCACGTTGTACGTTCAGATTTCAGCTCGCAACTATCTGAACAAGAGCAGCCGGATCTCGTCTGCCACGTTCATTCTTGTCGGCAAAACTGCTGCACCTAGCAATGTGACTGGGTTCAGCATGATTCCGGTCAACGGCCAAGCTCGACTGAGCTGGAACCAAGCCAGTGATCTCGATGTGCGAGTTGGCGGTGTGGTGCGGTTGCGTCATTCGCCTGACCTATCAGGTGTGACCTGGGCAACGTCTACCAGCATTTCTGATGATGTTGCAGGCTCAGCAACTGAAACCTACGAGGATCTCAAGCCTGGAACGTACAGCATCAAGTTTGTCGATTCAGGTGGCCGCGAGAGTTTGGATGCGGCTTACATCGAGTTCACCAAGGCTGATCTAGACAACGTTGAGAACGTCAGCTCACAGACAGAGGATCCGTCGTTTGCTGGCACGAAAACAAACCTTGTTGTCGATACAGCTCAGAACGAATTAGAGCTTGACTTTGAGCCTGGTGTTGAGACGGCCTCTGTTGGCGACATGCTCGCTGAAAATGACACGTTGATCCTGATGGAGGACGACACCGACAACACAAGCGTTATGGGCCTTGAGGGCAACAAAGGCTTCTTTACGAGTGGAACCTATGAGTTCCAAAACAACCCAATCACGTTCTCAGACGTGTTCAGCGTCAAGCTAGACAGCACCCTGCGTGCTCGTGCGTTCTACCCCTACGGCATCCGTTTGGATGACCGTCCTGATTTTGACGCGATCGTTGACTTTGACGGAGCCACGCCAACCGCTCCAGATGTGAAGCTGTTTATCCAAACCACACAGGATGATCCCGCTGGGTCGCCTACTTATACGAGCTACCGCCGTTACAACAACGCTGAGTTTAAGGCTCGTGCGTTCAAGCTAAAGGCAGAGTTCAGCACTGGTGCGATTGACGAACAGATTGCTGTTGACCAGCTGCGGGTGGTCGCAAACATGCCGATTCGTACCGTGACTGGATCGGTGACAACCAGCACGAGTGCTGATGTCTCGGTTGCTTATGGGACGGGCAACAAGTTTGCGGCGATTCCATCTGTTGGCATTGTCTTCACAACCAATTCCAGTGGTGACTACTACGTCATCAGCAATTCGTCCGCTACCGGATTTGATGTGTCGGTCTACAATTCCAGTGACACCCGGATCGCCAAAACGGTGAACTGGACCGCCACTGGTTACGGGAAAGGCTGATGAGTCAAGCGGACCAGAACATAAGTAATGACACGGGCTCGAACGTAAGAGCCGACATCAACAGCAACCTGTCTGCGCTGTATAGCAATAACTCTGGAGCAGCAGCGCCTTCGACGACCACTGCATTCATGTGGTGGGCTGATACGTCAAACGATGCGTTGAAGATCCGCAATGCAGCGGATGACGGCTTCGTGACCGTTGGAACGTTGTCTGCCACCAACCTTGGCTTGGCAACGCTGGCTAGTCCGACGTTCACCGGCAATGTTGGTATTCCTGCAGGCAGTGCAAGCGCACCAGCAGTTCGTCGATCAGACGACACCAACACCGGGCTGTACTTCAGTGCCAGCGATACGGTCAACGTCAGCACTGGAGGAACGAATCGCGTCCAGATCGACACCAACGGCATCACGGTCCAAGACCGCAAGGCCATTCGTTTCCGCGATACCAGTAACAGCAACTTCGTTGCGGTTCGCGCTCCAGACAACGCAGCAAGCGACATCACACTCACGCTGCCTAGCAGTGATGGCAATGCCAATGATGTGTTGCAGTCAGATGGCAGCGGCAACCTGAGCTTTGCTGCTTTGCCGCAGGCTGTGCCGACTGGATCGGTTCACATGATGGCGACGACCACTGCACCGAGTGGTTATTTGAAGTGCAACGGCGCTGCTGTCAGCCGGACAACTTACGCAGATCTGTTTGCAATTATCGGCACCACGCACGGTGCTGGTGATGGCAGCAGCACGTTTAACGTCCCAGATTTACGCGGTGAGTTTGTTCGCGGTTGGGACGATTCCCGTGGTGTAGATAGTGGCCGCAGCTTTGGCAGCTCGCAATCAGATGCGAATAAGCAGCACAACCACGGCGTCACTCAATCAGCGCACACTCACGGGATTACTGACCCAGGCCACATCCACCAAATTCAGTATTCAAATAGCGACAGCGGTGATGGTGTGATTGAAGAATCGGGTGTGGGCCTCAGCGGCACTGAGCCAACATTAAGCGCCACAACTGGCATCTCAGTCAATTCAGCAACGATAAGCATCAGCATCAACAACGATGGTGGCAGCGAGGCAAGACCTCGTAACGTTGCAATGATGTACGTCATCAAGACTTAAGCCGATGGCCAACAGAAAGATCACTTCGATGACGGCGCTTACAGCGCCCGCCGAAAGCGACGTACTGCCGATTGTTGATGTCAGTGAGGCTGCGGCTACTGACAAGAACAAAAAAATCACGGTCCAAGAGCTATTTAAGGGTGCGCCTTCTGGTACGGAATCAGCGCCTGGTATTGCCTTCGAGTCTGACGACGGCAACGGGATTTACCTTGCTGGAACGGATAACGTTGCGATCTCGACTGGTGGTTCTCAACGCATCAGCGTTACGAACAACGGGACCACAATTACTGGCGATCTGACGGTTTCTGGAACGACAACAACGATCGAGTCAACGACGGTTACTGTTGACGACAAAAACATCGAGCTAGGCTCTGTTGCTACGCCGACAGATACAACTGCTGACGGTGGCGGCATCACGCTGAAGGGTGCTTCAGATAAGACGATTAACTGGGTGCAAACCACCGGCTACTGGACGTTTAACACCGGTATTGAAGTCGGTGGTCATCTGCAAATTGATGACAGCAATGAGATCAGGCTTGGCACGGGGCAAGATCTAAAAATTTTTCATGCAAGCGGCGAGAACTTCATAAGAGGTAATGCAACAACTTCTCCTTTGTATATCGATTGTTGTGAAAATCTCAATGTCAGACATTTAGATACTGACGGCGGTAATGCCGAAACAATGATAAAAGCTGTTGGTGATGGAGCGGTAGAGCTTTTTCATAACGGTACGAAAAAAGTTGAGACCACTTCTGACGGTGCAACTGTTGCAGGCACTGGTTCGCTGACGCTGCCTGTCGGCACAACTCTTCAACGCCCCAGCACTGCAGTTGAGGGCATGATTCGTCGGAATACAACCGACTCTGCTTTTGAGGGTTACACCGGATCAAGCTGGGCACCGCTTGGTGGTGGTGCAACTGGCGGCGGTTCGGATGCGTGGGTCGTTGAGACTGACCAGACCGTGACCACTAGCTATGAGCTGGGTTCTGGAAAGCACGGAACCACAGTTTCTCCCACAATTAACAGTGGAGCTACGATCACAGTGCCGTCTGGCGCGATCCTCGTCATTCTCTGATCATGACCCTCAAGCTAAACGGCACGAACTCTGTTGCTGCACCTGCTTATGCAGGCGATGACGCCGATACAGGTCTGCAGTGTGGAACGAATGAGCTGAAGCTAGTTACTGGTGGATCGGCACGCGCAACGGTTGATAGCTCTGGGCGGTTAGGCATAGCTTCTACAAGTCCAGACGCTGAGCTTCATGTTGGAGGAAGTGAGCCACAT